TATCGACATAACAGAAAGCTCGGCCACCATATTCACACGGGCCATGCTATCCCGGAAGTTCATGGACATAACTGCTGCTGCAGTGGCCACACCTGTCAAAGCAACGCCAACATAAGTAAACCCACTTGCGAGTTGTTCAATATCAATGCCTGCTGCTTGGCCAAACTCTTGCAGGCTTTCAGAGGCTCTACCCATTACGCTTTCACTGTTTTTTAGCTCTTTGGTTGTCGCTTCCAGCTCTCCGCGCATTTTTATCAAGGCAGTTTCTGCGTTATTTAAATCTTTCTTTTTATTAAGTGCTGCTTTGCTGTATTCGCCGGATGCTTCAACAATCTCCCGGTACTCTTGTTGTAAGGCGTCAACGCCCTTTACTTGCAGCTCTATCTTTTTCGTTAAAACATCCTTTTTTAGTGTAAGCTTTTCAGACTCTTTGCCGTTTCGCCTTAGTTCTTCGGAATGCTTGCGGAATTCAGAATCAAGATTCCGCATTGCAGCGTTAACATCTTTAGTACTTTTCTTAACCTTAGAGACATCCATGTCTATTGTTATTGTTCGGCGGTATCCTCTTGCCATTTTAATATCCCCTTATCATCCCACGTATTTGCTTCATGGATTTAACGCTTTGTGTTTGGCTTGGGGCTTTGGGTGTGCCCTTGCCAGTACGGCCTTTTGGAGCGCGCTGTTTTTTATGTTCACCAATTAAAAAAAGCACCTTGTATAAAGTGCTCTTCATGAATATTTCTTCCGGCTGCTGCATAACTACGCAGAAGATGTAATACAGTAGGTCAAAATCTATGTCATTCTGGCCCACGGCCATATTTTTTTCTTCGGTTTTTGTTCCGGCTGGGTTTTCTGCTTTTGCTGTTTCAGCAGTATCCGGTTCATGACTGGGATTAAGTTTTTTTTTATGGCTTCCGGGTCAACTGGCCCCATGTTTGCCTGGAATAAATCCATGATTGCACACATTAATTCCTCCCCGCCGCCTACCATGATTGCATTGGCTTCATCCAGGGTTATAGTGGAATCCATAACCTTTATGCCACAATATAAAATCTGTGCACACATTTCATAGGGGCGGTCAAAGAATGTTTGTGCAAGGTCTGCGGGGTTTCCAAATTCTTCGGCTAGAACCATTAGGGACTCCATGTTGAATATGGCTTCTTTGGTGCTGCCGTCTGGTAGCTTAATTTCTAGTATTTCGGCTGGTTTTATGGCTATTGTTCTTTTTTTCATGGGTTTTCCCTCCATAATAAAAGCCACCCGGCGGGGTGGCTTGGTTGTTTGTTTATATTGGCTACGTGATGGTTATTGCGCAATCTGGTTTCAATCCGCACACACATTTCAGTGTATGACTAACTGTGATTTATACAGTTAAGCCATATTAGTATGGCCATGCTTTACCTCTTGGACAATCTGCAAATAATCCTTTAATCCCTGCTGTAGAATCTGGGAGAATGGTGCATTAGCTTTCTCTGCTTGATGGTTAAGCCATGAAGGAATGGACAAAGTTTTCTTTACCGACTTCGTGTCATTTGCCTTCCGGTATTCATCTGTATCTGCAGCGACTAGGTTCAAAGTTTCACCTTTTTGGGCTACTAGATTTTGTGATGCTGCAGGGATTGCTTTGTTTTCATTTTCAGCGTACCAAAGCCACATTTCTATTGCATCTTTGGCCATGAACAGCGCGTCTGCAACATCATCACCAAATGTATGACAGCCGGGTAAATCTGGTACGGTTACACTTATTTTACCATCGTCTGGGTAAAGTATGGCGGGATAAACATATTTCACACTAACACCTCTTTCTATATTTTATACCAAAGGCCGGGGCTATTTAAGCCCCGCCTCCTTTAGCATTTTATTTAGTGTCCCGGTGGGAATGTCGCCCGCATGCCTGTGGATGGCTATCTGCACCTCTGGTTTATCGGGGTGTGTTGCCAGTTCGTGACGGCTACCCTGTGTGATTTTCCATCCTTTGGCTTTAAGCTGGCGTTTAAATTCTTTCGCGGTCATTCCCTCACCTCCTGGATACATAATAACACGTAATATCACGTGTTGTCAATAGGTTGTGCTGATTTATTTTGCTATGCTCCCGCTTGATTGACTTGGTTGTTTGGACATAAGAAATGCGCGGGGAAAGGGTAGCCCGCGCTTTACAGTTGCGCACACTGCCTTATACCTGTAAAAGCCTTTCAGCAATTACTAAATTGTTGTTATGCCTACTTCTGTCTCCCCCGGTTCGGGCGTTTCCCCAAGGCCTGGGTCTACGGCACTTCTTGGTGGCAGTACTGGCACTTTATCAAAGAAAGTAGCAGCTTTTGCATGTGTAAAGCCGGACGCTGTATCACTGGTATCCGCAATATACTCAAAGTGCTTGTTATACTCCAGGGGCATAGCTGTTATAACCAAGCTGTCTGTACTGTAGTTTATATTTTCCCCTTCGGTTTGCTGTACATTTTTATCGGACGGGACGGCCTTGCCTTTTGGCAACCATGTAACTTCCACATGGCCATCGGTTAAGTCTACTGTCCAGCCTATAGCAAACTCTGCGGCCACATCATCCGCACTGGAGATATACATACCGGTATTGGTATCCAGCCTCTGGCCTCGCATACGTGCCCTTAGTGGTGGCGGGAGTTTATTGTGTTCAAGGGTTACATCATACCCGCTTATTTTATTTTCTTGGTGCCTTTGTGTGCCATCACCATACAGGGCAGCTGACGCCACCTTGGGTGACATTCCTATTTCCATGGTGCCAGGGACTACTTCGGGGGTGCTTTCATAAATAACCCCTGTAATATCATCCTTTACTAAAAAATCTATGGTTAAATTCCTTACATTAAATCTAAATGCATCCGACATTATTATTTTCCTCCGTTCTGGTTGCTAAATTCCAAATAAAAGACCAGGGGCTTTTGATACACCCCTGGCCCTGTTTCCATGCCATCTTCTTCCTTTACATACTGCCACCCGGCCTTGCCCATAGCCTCTTTTACATCTTGTACAATGGGGTGGGCTTTGCCATCACTTGTATATATCTCTACCTGGCAATGGGCTGCCTCTCTTATGGGCTTGCCGTCACCGTATATGGTGGGACGGCGGTCAAGTATGCTGTAGGATATGCTGGGTAGGTTTTTAGGCCTTACCATATGTGTTGCCGGGCAGCTTATGGGTTTTAGTATTTCAAAAATATTTTGCTCCAGGTTCATGGTTTAAACTCCTCGCTTAGGGCAGCATCAAGAGCGGCATCTAGGCCGCTCTCCATGTCTGCAAGGGCTTTATCCATAAATCTTGTACCGCGAAAACGATATGTGCCATCATTAAGAATGTGCCACAGGCGCCCTGTTTGCCTGCCACCTCTTATACGGGTTCGTTTTCCACCGAAGATTTTATCTTTAACAATGCGAGCTTCAATATCTTTTTGCATGGCTTTACGGTTTATGTGCCGCCTTTTGCCCACAGATTTAGGAATATGTCTTTGCACTGCGGCCTTACCTTGCTTTTTTGCATCCTCTAAGAAGCGTTTTTTTGCGGCTTCCACTTCCAAAACTGTTTTTCCTGTGAAGTCTTCAATCTTGTCAGAAGCTGAATAGCGCATCCCCTTTATCATTTACTCCCAACCTCCCCGCCAATAGCATAGTCCACTTTTTATCATCACCTAAATCAGACTTTGCCAATACTGTGTATATCTGCCCCCGGTGCCCTACTGCCATATCTTCCGGCAGGTCTTGGCGGTGGTTGATGATAAATTGCTTGCGGATTATGGTGTTTTGGGTCACCATAGCCCACTGGCCAGATGTGGCCTTATCTTCGTGCTTTGCCCACACTTCACGGATTTGCTCCACATCATTGGGGCCGGGGTTAAAAATGTGGTGCGGGCCTTGGGGGGATTTTATGCGGTATAGCTTTATACGGGTTTGCATATCGCCCCGCTTCATGGGGTTACCCCCGCTGCGCACCCCTGGGTGTCCGGTTCGGACACTATTGGGGGGCAGTTTTGTAGCTGGGTTAGTATGGCCCTGGTTCCGGCCCCTATGTTGCCCACGGTTTGGCGGTTGTCGTACCAGTCGGCTAGTAGCATACGGCAAAATAGGGTTGCAAGGTCTTTCTGGTTACTGTTTTCGTATGCGGATGCGGGGAAGCCTGTGGCGTTTTGTAGGTAGGTTGTGGTGGCAGCCGCTAGGCCTTCTATTAAGCTTTTTTCAGAGTCTGGGATATCATCCGCTTCCAGCTTTAGGTAATCCAGGGCTTCGGCTAGGGTAATCATTTACCCGTGTCCGATTTTTTGGCTGCATCGGTTATTGCTTTGGCTTCTTTGTTTGCTGAAGCTAATTTATCTTTGGCTTCTTTTTCGGCGGCGGTGATAATTGCAGCTGCGTCAGTACTTGCCTTCTCTACCATGGCGGTAATTGTTTCTTGGGCTTCGGCAAGCATTTCGGTAATGGCTGCCTCTATTTGTGTGTCAATATCTATAGACGCAAACGCTAGGCCCTCGCCGGGGTCGGTGGTTACAGATGTCCTTACCTTTACGCCACGCACGATAACAAGTGCTTTTTTATCCATGCGGTTGCCGTCAAATCTAAGGCTGCCTCTGGCTTTTGTGCTATATGTTTCAAAAGCTCTCGCGCCAATGCCTGTAAGAGCAACTTCAAAGGCCTTGCGGTCGAACATCCTATACCCGGCCTTAAAATCACCAAAGGCGATATGTGTTTCACCGCTCCCATCGGTTTCAATGGAATCATAGATATCTACAGGCCGCCCAAACAAAGTAAATAAATCTGGGTTGCGCGGGTCAACAGCAAATAGGCCCCGGCCCACAGCGTCTTTTATGTTGGCTATGGTCTCCTGGGCAGCGGTATTCATAATCCAGCGGCCTTCGGCACGGTAGCCTTTGTCTATGGAGTTGCACACACTACGCAAAAATTCCACAGTCAAGTTTTCCGGTGCTGTTTTCTCGGTGTAGTATGGTGTTTCTGCATCCACATGGAAAATGCCTGTGGTACCCTTTACGCCATTTCCATATAGCATTCTTTTGTTTTCGGTTCGGCGGGCCTTGCGGGCCAACCAGTCCCTTATTTCTGCGATAAAGTTTACAGCAGCATCGTCCAGTAATTCCTTGGGTATGGTCATAAGGCCCGAAAACCTTCTTATGCTGTATGGTACTGACCGATATTTAGGGGAATCTGTATCTGGGATATTTTCCAGCTCTTCCACGTCAACAAATTCGGCAGGTTCGCCATCTTCGATAACACGCCGCCCGCTGGGGGCTGTAACTGTCTCTACCCGTACAAGATTTCGAAGGCTTTCATTTGATGTTATTACTCTAATGATATCGGTTGCTAGGTCTTCGGGCACTAAATAGCCGCCATGTTCTAGTTCTTGGCTTGTTAGTTGTGCATTGTACTGTTCCATAACATTACTAAACACATTTCTTTCTTCGGGCTTTAACCGATTTGTTAATGCACGGTATAACATTCCGGAATTGTATACTGGCTGCTCGCATTCGGGGTTTGGCAGCGGTGTCCCGCCTTCGGGCAACCTGTTTTCTATTGCTTCGGCTAAGGTTATTCTGGATTGTATGCCCTCTAACGAAGCAATCATATTATTGCATTGCTCTTGCGATGCATTAGGGTCTGCCAGTATTTCATTAGCCCTGGCTTGGGCTTCCCGCTCTTGGTCGTATAGCTCTCTTAGTGCTGGGTTCATGTTCTTTTACCTCCTGTGGTAAGTTTTAATTTTAAACGGTCTTTTGCCGTTGCTAATTTGGGGCCTGGGGGTGGTTGTGGTACGTCCTGGGTCTGGGGTGCTGGCTTCGCTGCGCTTTCAATAAATTCCCGCGGGGCGTTTTTGTATTGGCCATAATGCTCACTTTCCAGCCAAGCAGCGGCGTTGCTGGCCGTGGTGGTTTCTACATTGAAATACTTCGCTGCCTCTTCTCCGGTCATCCATGTTTCATCAACCATCATTTTTAGAATGGCCTCCTTTGTTACGCCGGGCTTGGCCTTGGCCATGTAAACCGCCAGCATCCCCTCTTCTATGGAGCGTAGTGCAGCAATTTCTTTTTCTATGTCGGTGGCATTGCCCCAGCATATTGTCCAGGGCTGGTGTATCATCATCCAGGCATTTGCCGGGATAACAACCTTATCACCTGCCAGCGCGATAATACTTGCCATGCTGGCCGCCAAACCATCCACATACACAGTTTTATGCGCTTTGTGCCTGGCCAGCATGTTGTAGATTGCCATCCCCGCAAAGCAGACCCCGCCACCGCTATTGATATAGATGTTAAGTTGCGTAACATCCTTTATCTGGGCCAGTAAATCCCGTACTTTTGACGGCCATTGAGCGTCTGATTTTTGCGCGTTTTCTTCGGAAGAATACCAGGGCCTGCGGGACACAATATCCCCATAAATATATAAATCCGCGCTGGTTGTTGTCCTCGCACGGATTTCGCCGTAGTACTCTGGCTTTGTTTCTGTTTCTGTAAAGCCGATTCTAAATTCGTCCAAGCTATCACTTCCTTTCTTAATTTATGCCTGCACCTGCAAGGGGCTTTAGGTTGCCATTGCCCCATAAAACATCACCACCCGGCAAGGGTGGCTTATCTTCAAGGGCGCGGGCCTCATTGATGGTGTATAGAGATTTTTGTATTGCGTTTGTAAGTGCATTAATGCGGGCATTGGGGTCACCCCGTAACATTGCATCCACATTAAACCGCAAATAAAAACCGGCAATAATTTCTGCCGGCGTGAAGAGTTTATATATGGTTTCCTGTTCATATTTTGTGAGGGTTTCCATCAAGGTGTCAATGTAAAATTCCCGTTGCTGCTCGGATATATTTGTATGGGTGGCTCTGCTTAAATCGTTAAGCTGGTGATTTTTAACGCCGAAGGCGGCCGCGATTTGCCGTATTGACAGCTGGTGGGTTTCTAAAAATTGAGCATCTACCATTGACATTTTAATGGGCTGGAACTGGTACCCATAAGGTAGCAAGCTTATGCGGTGGGCGTTTTTAATGCCGTTTGCCATCCTTTCAAATTTGAGCTTGAAATTTTCTTCGGCCTTTGGGTCTAAATCCCCATTGTAGTGGACAATACCTTTTGTGGTCATCCCGGATTGATAAAACTTGTTAAGGTACTCGCTACCCCCGGCTGCGCTTTCTATTGTAGTGCGTAAATACTGGATTGGTGAAACCCCTTGCAGCCCATCCGGGCTAAAGCCTTTAAAGTGTAGTATCTCAGAAGGGTGCAGCTTACGTTCTTCGTTGTTTACTGTGACCACATACCATAGCTTTTGATTACTGTGTTCCCCTTTGGTATCTACATATATTTTTACAAGCGTAGAGTCTATTGGGTAAAGGCCTTTTATCTTGCCACGCATAGGCCCGCGCCGGTGGCAGTCTATATAGGCGAATGCATTGCCGTGGATATTTTTCTGTATCTCCATGCACTCCCAGAAGTCGATTGCACTCATATATTCGTTGGGGCGCAATTTCAGCAGTGGGCCAATTTCGTGCTGGGCCGCATTTTTCCCGTTGCCTTCATCCTTGTATATCTTTATGGGAAGCTTGCCCACTGCCCCGGCCAGGATTCTTATGCAGGCGTATACGGTGGCTTCTTTTAGGGCATTTATGCCACGGACGTTTATTTCATCGGGGGTAATGCCTAGCCATTCCAGCAGACGCTTGTCGTTAATGTCGATGGTTTCGGTTTGGGCCATAGGTTCTTGGGGTAATGGTATTTTCCCGGCTACATCCTCCGCAATCGTATCAAGGGTGCCACTTCTTTTTTTACCACGAAGCCAGTTAATTATTTTTTGCAATTTATCACCCCCATAATTTATCTAATAGGTCACTGTCAGCAAATTCATTGGCATCATGTACATACACAGCCTTAGATATCGCCACAACATGGCAATCAATAGCAGCGTCCACCGGGTCTATGCGGTTGCGCTGTGACATCTTATCTATTTTTATTTCGCTGTAAGAGTTGCTTACAACTACAGCATTGTTGATACTCCAGGTCAGCAGCTTGTTGCCCTTGTCGTAAAATACATTCCCGGCCTCAACCTCTAGCCGGAAGTCTTCCGTTGCCTCGCTAAGCACTTTGAATGTCTGCCTAACCTCAATCAAAGGCACACCAAAGTTTTCAAGGTCACTTAAAAAAGCATCGGCGTTATATGGGTCGTACGCTATAGCCAAAAATGTCAACCCATATTCGGCTTGTAAATCCTCTAGGTGTGTGATGACGGCTTTGTAGTCTGTTTTTACTCCGCCGGAAGCTTCCGTAATGGTTAAAAGCCCATTATCCCGCCACACATCGTAAGGGGCGTTGTTATCCTCTTCAATGTGCTCTTCCAGCCGTTTTGAGGGCATGAAGCTATGGGAATGAAAGAAGTACGCCTTCTTTTCCCCGTCAATCAGGGGAAATTCCAAGGCCAGGCTGGTCAAGTCCCCGCCTTTGGAGAGGTCAAGCCCCACAAAGCACGATTTTCCGCGCATATCCTCCAGGGTGTACTTTTCGCCGCCCCGCTTCCAGTCCTCGAATTTTTTTATAAGTGGGTTATCTGACATCTGCGTCCATATATTAAGACTCTTGGTCTTAAAATTGCGAAGGTCAGACCCGCCCTTTTTCTTGGCCTTTTCCGCGAAGCGTCTAAGATTTGCAAGGCCCTGGGGTAATGTGGCTACCAGTGGGTTGGCTTTTATCCAATTATTTTCGTCCCAAATATCGTCATCTTTATCCAGCTGGGCAATATATATAAAATTGCTATCATTGTAGGTGCTAGTATCCAGGGATGAACAGCAATATTCATATTCTTCAAAGCAAGGGCTATTTAAATCAAATCCTGCTGTTGTGATTATGCCGATTAGGTACTCTTCAAGGTTAACGGCCCCGTCTTCCAGCAATTTGTACATCTGGTTGGTTTTGTGGGCGTGGTATTCGTCCACGATACCGCATACTGGTTCGAAGCCGTCAATAGTGCCCGTGTCGCGCCCCAGGGCCATGATTCTGCCGCCGCTGTCAATGTGTTCTATTTCTGCATCATGTTCACGGATTTTGAAATACTCCCGAAGGAAAGGGTCTTTGGAAATAAACTTAGAGGCCTGCCGCCAAACAATCCGGGCCTGCCTCATTTTGGTAGCGGTACAATATACCTGTGCATCTTCGTAGCCATCAAAGCCACACATCCATATTACAATGATGGAGAGCAGCATGGACTTGATATTCTTCCGGGCTACCTGGATATAGGCAGTTAAAAACCGCCGGTAACCGCTATCACGGTGCACCCACCCAAAAATACTGCCCAGTATAAACTTTGCAAAGCCGTGCAGTTGTACATTTGTCCCGGCAAAGCCCTTTTTCCCGCCTGTGTAACGCAGCGTCTCAGCAAAATCAATAAGCAGCTGTGCTTTTTCCTCGTCAAAAATGTAGGGGAAGGCATCTGTGTCCTGTTTTTCTAAATCGTCTAAATGCCGTCTACAAGCCAAGCGCACATACAGCCCCGCTACTATATCCCCGGATACAACCGCCGTGGCGTACTCGGTTACCGGACACATGACTTAGCCTTTTCCGCTGCTGGTAAACCTGGCAAAGGGATTTTCTACAGGCACTTCTTTGGGGGTGGGCATTACCAACTTGCAACGGCTGCTTATTGTTAGCCCCAAATCTGCTGCAGCTGCCCGGCATTGTTTAAAGTATTTATCTTGTAAAGTCACTAAATCCTTATCAAGCACCTTAGCCTTAAGCAATTGCTTTGACACCTTGATGTACAAGTCCTGGGCAATAACATACCCCGCCAATGACCCAACATCCAAATTTGTGATTATACCTATTTCGTGCAGTACCTCGGCTATTTTCACAAACTCCTTTTTCAGCCGTGCGGGCAAGTAAGCGGGAGGTGCAATATTATCGCTGGGGGCGGTGACTTCGGATTTCTTCCGTTTGTCAATTTCTGCCTTAGTCAAATGTTTCCGGCCCTTTGCTTGTAATAGGGCAACTGGTTCTCTGTTCCGTCCGGCCATGGTATCACCTCCAGCATTTTTTTTTCATTTAGGGAGTTCCCGCGCAGGATTTCACGGGGGGCGGTCTGGGCTGATAGGGTAAAAAATTTTTGCACCCCCCCTACCTGTGGGTTATGGCGGGCTTATGCCGTACTTGGCCTGGAACCGGGCCAGCATGTGGGCCAGCGTGGCCATTGTGGCAGCCTGGGCGCGGGCGTATAGCCTGTGTATGGTGCTGTGGTTGCTTGCGGATAGGGGGATTAGGTTGCTTGGGTCTAGCCGTTTATCCCACGCTTTGCATAGCGGGTTTATGTGGTGGACTGTGGTGGCGGGCAGTAATTCGCCGGTGGTGCAGTAGGCGTATACATCCAGCCCCATGTATTTTTTTATGATGTATGCTTGCATCCTTACCCATGGCACAGACTTATAGAAGGCTGTGGCTTTTGGGTTGCGGCGGGTGGTGTCGTAATGCCTGTTGCTTTGCCTGCGTTGTTGATTGGGGATAGTGGCATGGGCCTGGCAGTAGGTTTGCTTTATGGGGATTAGGCTGTTGCATCCGGCCTTTGCGCATATTCGCGATAACATGCTTTACCTCATTTTTTTGTATAAAAATACCCCGCTTTTTTATAAAAGCGGGGCGTTTTTGATTATTTTATGCTGCAATAATATCAGGTTTTATAGTGCCATACAATGCCATCTTTATTTACGCTTCAAGCAAAATATATTTATGAGAGATTTCATCAAGACATATCAACGCTTGCCCATGTAGTTTGTGCAAGTGACGTAACCCATATCCTGTATCTGTCGCTATGCACTCCCAGGTTTTAAGGTTTATATATCGCTCGAATAATATTAGGCGGTGCTTTGGCTGCTTAACTATGCTTACAAATTCTTTTATTTCTTGTTGAAGTTCTAGTAACCGCAATAAATCTTTTTCATAGTCTTTGATTATATCCAGTAATATAGCTGTGACCTCGCCCATTGGGTCAGGCATGGGGCTGCTTTGTACCTTTATACCTGCTGTTGCTTGGCCTATTCGCATTTGTTTGTCGCGTAAGTCCTGTATGCTGGATTCTTTGGCTTTTACCAACTTGGCTAAATCAAAAGCTTGGGATAAATATTCTTTTGCTGTCATGTGTCACCTGCTTCCTTCACACTTTGCCAATGAAAGCAATTTATTCTTGCATATTCTCCAGGCCTTGGCGCGTAATCACATTTGCGCTGCCTTTTACAGTTATTGCATGATGGTAATTTGCTTATTTCATTAGAATGTGCTCTGTGCCTGCAATAATGGCCATAATGCTTACACTTATTATGCTTTTGTTCTTGATTTGCGTCTGTTGCTATGGCCTCTGATTTGCAATCATACGGCATACACTTGCCACAATATTTAGGTGGACACGATGGAATTTCATCACTTTCTTGTTTTGCGATATCTATATCAGTAATGTGTGGCACTGGCTCTTTTGGCGGTGATATTTTTGGCCGCGCCTTTCCCCGCCGTTCCTTTGCAATATCCGGGGTGAGAGTCTTCCCGCCTCTATGCTCTTCTAATGCCTCCGCCTGCTGCTTTTCCGGCAAGCGTGAGGCCTCAAAGGCAGTGGTTACATTAATACTACCCTTCTTAAACTCTTCTGTAAGCCCAGGGGTAAGGTTCTTGTTAATGCTTTCATACCGGGCCACCTGGGAAGGGGATGTCTTTAACAGTCCTGCCACAATATCCCGCTTCCGGCCCTCAATTTTATAACCACCTTCTTGCATGTCGCTAAGCAAATCCTTTAACCGCTGGGCCTGGCGGGTCAGCTCATAATCCGTTAACAGCCTTGCAGTAGAATTAGCAAATATGACTATCCAAACAACTCATAACAAGGGATTTTGTGAGAACGAACAGAAGCATTGATAAGGCTATCAAACAAATCCCCCGGAACCCAGCGACGGTTGAAA